AATCTGCCCGCGATGCGGGGGCGGCGACGGCCGGGAGTTATCCTTTGCAGTTACCCGTGCCGGGGATGCTTTGCTTTTCAATTGCCACCGCGCATCATGCGCCGCTGCCGGTGTTCGCGGCGGTGCACGTGTACACGCGGCCGGAGTTATCCCCACCGTCTTTGCGCCGCGTCCATATCCCTGGCCCCTGGCGGTTCCTGGCGCCGGGCATTTTTCCTGGCGCCTGCTCCGCGCGTCCGGCGGCCCGGAGCTGGCGGCTCGCATCGGACTCCAACATAAAGCGGACTTCTCAGACGAGCTGGTGTGGGAGCTGAGAGATTTCGACTGGAAACATAAGGGCCATGTCTCAAGGTCCTACGTGGGCAAGACGATTCGGACGTGGCGTACGGCGCCCGGCCCGTGGTACGGCTACTTCGCGGACAAGCGCACACCGGAGCGGCTCTGGATCGTCGAGGACCCCATGAGTGCTGCGCGGCTTCAGATAGGGGGGGAAAGTGCTTTGTGCCTATTCGGCACGCACCTCGGGACGGAGCTAAGGGGGGAGGTAGTTGCTTTCATGCAACGCCAAGCCCGTGTACACGGACACCCACCGCTACTGGTGGTAGCTCTGGACCCCGACGCAACGGTCGCGGGGATGGACATGGCGCGCCGCTTGACAACCATGACTGGATATGATACCATGGCCCGGCCATTGAACAAAGACATCAAAGACATGGATGAGACCGAGCTGAGAGAGCTGTTGGAGTTGCCGCCCGCATAGCGGCCCTGTCAGGCCCTCCCCCCTTGCGGGACGGGTCGAATCCTATGCGGTGGGTTTAAACGTCCCCGACCCTGACGTTATCCGGGCAACGCTGTACCACTTGCGCCCCGGCCCCGGTATCCGGCCCCACAACGGGCCGTTATTTGAGGGGGGAACAACAAGTACCACCGGGACAGATACCGGGGGGAAAGTGGGGGAGATACGCCTAATGATTGAACGCAAGCTGGTCGCGGCCGCGCTACGGAGCCGGGGGGCGTTTGACGCCCTCAACTCCAGCCCGGACGAGACCGCGCACCTCGACACCCCGTTGCTGGAGGTATTCAACGCAGCGCAGGACTTCTACGAAATCGACCCCGAGGCGGGGGCGGTGGACCCTGACGTGCTGGCTCGGATGGTGGCGGCGACTCCCCTGAACCCGCGCAAGGGGCGGGAGATGGCGGAGCTGGTCCAGTCCCTGATGAGCGAGCCGGTGTCCGTCGAGAACATCACCACCATGCTGACCGCCCAAATGCGGGCGCGTAAGGGCATGGTCCTCGCGTCCGCTATCGCCGGGCGGCGTCCGGACGACGAGATAAAGCAAGCTCTCTCAGAGTACGAAGGAACATGGGTCGATGCGGAGGTGGAGGACTCGGGTCCTCAGTGGGGCGACGCCCTCCGCTCCCGCGTCGACCTCTCCAATCGCATCCCGGTCTCCCCTAAGGCGCTCAACGAGCACTTGGGAGGCGGGGTATGCCCGGGCCACAACCTCACCATCTTCGGCCGTCCGGAGGCTGGTAAGACGGCCCTAGCCATAACGATGGCTTGCGGGTTCGCCCGGCGCGGGGTACGGGTGCTGTACGTCGGCAACGAGGACCCCATACAAGACATAATGGTGCGGTGCATCACCAACTTGACGGGCGCTACGCTCGACGAAATACGCTCCGACCCCGACCGCTACGAGCGCGAGGCGATGCTGGCGGGGGCTGGCAATCTATTCATGCGCTCCACCAGCCCCGGCACGATCCGCGAGATCGAGGCGCTGATTAAGCAGCACCGACCCGCCGTGTTGCTCGTCGACCAACTGAGGAACATCACCAGTGCGAAATCGGACAACTACACCCAACTGCTCGACAAGAACGCCCAAGCCGTCCGGGCCCTCGGAAAGAAGTACGACCTCGTCACGATCTCAGTTACGCAGGCGGGCGATTCAGCGTCCGGGCGAGCCATCCTGGGAATGGGAGACGTCGACAGCAGCAACACCGGCATCCCCGGCGCGGCGGACGTGATGATCGGGGTGGGCGTGACGGAAGCACTTGACAGATCGGGTCAGCGTATGCTATCGTTGCCGAAGAACAAACTTGGAGCGCACTCACAAGTGCTGGTATCCTTCGATCCCTACAGGAGTAAGATGAAGTGAGCTACCTTTCGTATCTTGAGACGCTAGTCGGGGTGGTCAGCCCCGAAGAGATCGAGGGCCTCGTCGGCCTCGTTGACACGCACAAAAACTGGGGTGCGTTCCGTGTACAGCGCATGGCGTCGTCCACGGTGGTCAGCCTGATCGACGAGATCAAGCGGCTGCGCGAGCTGGCCGGGACCTACAAGACCGTACCGGAGGGTGCGGACCCGCTCGACATCGAGACGGTGTCCGACACGGACTTCTGTGCGCTCGAAGAGTAAGAAGCGGGACACGTTCGTACGATGGTGCCAAAGCATGAGCAACCTGTGGGGGGAGAGCGCGGAGCCCCCCTATCACCCGCTGGAGCACTACCTCGGACGTTCCAATGCGCTGGGCAGCCGTATCTTGCCGGTCACGCTGGGCGCGACGGGGTGGTGCTTTGAGTTGCGGGGCCGCAAGTTCAAGCGGCACAAGTACCGCTCATGGGAGCAGCAGTTCGTCAACGAGTTCGAGATCGCGCAGGCGTTGGGGAGGGTATCGTGGTCCTTGATTCTGGCTCTCTCCCGTGGTACCTTGACACCGGCACAAGTCCGTGGGAAGCGTACCAACGTGCAACTCACGTTACCGTTGATTTTGAGACAACCAATCGGGAGAAGGGGGACCCGTGCCATCCAGACAACCGGATCATAACGGCCTCGCTGAGCTTGAATGGCGGGCCAACGCAATCGGGGTGGGAATGCGTGGAGCGGACCTTGAAAGATTTGTCGACGCAGCCATGCGTACTGATCGCGCACAATGCGAAGTTCGAGCTTGGCTGGATGAGGCGCCACGGGATTCCGTTGCAGAACTTCCTCCCGTTCGACACGATGCTGGCCGAGTACGTGCTGGCGGGGAACCGTCCGTGGCCCCTGGATTTGGATTCGATAGCCCAGAAGTACAGGCTCGGCTCCAAGGGGCGACTGATCGACCGGCTGATGAAGGGCGGGGTGTGCCCATCCGAGATGCCAGAGCAGCTCCTAGCACAACGGTGCGAATCCGACGTATCCCTGACCACTCAGCTTTTCTACCTCCAGAGGGAGTTGCTGGAGCAGGCCGGCCTGACGCGGGTGGTGTACACGCGGTGCGTGACGACTCCAGTGCTGACGATCATGGAGTCCGAGGGCATGTTACTCGATCACGCGGCGGTAGCGGCCGAGTACGACAGTCTGATTCAGAGACGCGCGCATTTACAGACAGCCTTAACCGCGCTCGCCGCGGGGGTGAACCTTCGATCTGGGAAGCAGATGGGGGAGTTCTTGTACACGACCTTGGGCTTTCGGGAGATGAAGGACCGGCACGGGAACCCACTCCGTACAGCGACGGGGCGGCCCCGGACCGACTCGTTAGCTTTGTCCTCCCTTACAGCCACCACCGACAGCCAGAAACATTTCCTGAAACTGAAGCAGGAGCACTCCAAGATCGACTCAGCGTTGACGAAGACACTCGACTTTTTCTACAGGGTGTGCGAGGAACGGGGGGCTACGTTTCGGGCGCAGTTCCATCAATCGCGAACGCGCACACATCGGCTGAGCTCCTCCGGGCGTCGATTGGGCTTCTCCGACGGATCAGAGAGGGGGGTACAGTTCCAGAACTTGCCCCGAGCGTACAAGAGGCTCTTCGTCGCGCGGAATGGGAATCTGATAGTGGAAGCGGATGGAGCCCAACTGGAGTTCCGCGTGGGTGGCAGCCTCGCCCACGACCCGCAGATTCTGCGGGACGTGCAAGAGGGAGCCGACGTCCACCGGTTCACGGCCTCGGTTCTCCACCGGATACCGGAGGACCAAGTAACGAAGCGCCAGCGCGACGGCGCCAAGGCCGACACGTTCAAGCCGATGTACGGAGGGATGAGCGGCACCCCGCGCCAGAAGGCATACTACGAGGCATTTCGGCAGAAGTACCACTCTCTGCACTCTACCCAGCAGGGATGGACGATGTCGGTCCTGCGCGACGGGTGCCTCCGCACCGCGTCGGGCCTGACGTTCTACTGGCCGGGGACCCGGATGGACCAGAGCGGGTACGTACAGAACAGCAGCTCGATCTTCAACTACCCGATACAGAGTCTCGCAACCGCGGAGATCATTCCGATCTCGCTGGTTTACCTATTCTGGCTGGCGGCTGCGGAAACCCCCTCTGTCCGTTTTGTGAATACCGTCCACGACAGCGTAGTGGCGGAGGTTCCGGCGAAAGAGCTTGACAAGTACCGGGCTCTTGTGGTAGAGTCCTTTCTGAATCGAACCTACGAGTTCATGGATAAGGTCTACGGGATAGACCTGTACGTGCCGCTCGGGGTCTCAATCCGAGCCGGAACCCGTTGGGGTGAGGGCGAGGAAGTGGTAACATCAGACCCCTATCGGGGAGGAAGTAGCGAAGATGCGACATGAAGGCGTTGTGTTCAAGGTTTACGACAAGGAGTTCTCCGGCCGCATGACGTACAGCGTCAAGCTGGACGGTCAGCCCATGTATCACCGGCTGGGCGGGAACCGGTACGCGGGGATCGCGGAGCCGGGCAACCGGATCGCGTTCGAGGCGACGGACAACCCGGACGGCAAGAGCACGAAGGTGACGGGCCCGGTCACGCTCTGCGCGGCACCGGCACCGGTGGCGCAGACCGCGTCCGTGGGCGGTGGGTACGGTGGTGCGGATCGCCAGAACAATATCGTGTACCAGTCCTCACGAAAGGACGCAATCGCGTTCCTGGAACTGGTCAACGCGACGGGGGCCCTCAAGCTCCCGGCTGCCCCGGCCGCCAAGCTGGGCGCCTTGGAAGCGGCACTCGACCGCTACACGGCGTTGTTCTTCGACGACGTCAGTACACTCGGCGCGGTGGTCCGCGAGGCCGAGGGCGCGACGCCCGTGAAAGCCCCGGTGGAGGCACCGGCCGCTGAGGACGACGAGGACTGAGGGGGGTCTGGGGTACAAGGGGGGTGCGTTGATGGTTCGTGTGGTGGTCGATGCCGATGCTCTTGTCTACGCTTGCGGCTTTGCCGTAGAGCGGACGCGGTATGACGTCTCCGTGTTACGTCCCGATGGGACTACGGTCGAGACAGTCAAAGACTCGCGTGACGAGGTCGAGGCATGGCTCAGTGACGAGTCAGAGGACTCAGTCAGGCAGATAGACCGCGTGGTCGATGCTGAACCACTTGCCAACGCACTCCACCTTGTAAACCGGACGCTCACGGCGACGGACCAGTACCTGACCGATCAGGGTGTGGACTTCGACCGGATGGAGCTTTACATAACGGGCAAGGGAAACTTCCGGGAGGGGCTGGCGACCATCAAGGGTTACAAAGCCAACCGAGACCCGACCCACCGCCCGTACCATTACAAGTCGATTCGCCGCTACCTGAAAAACCGGTGGGGGGCCACTGAGGTTCAGGGCTACGAGGCGGACGACGCAGTGGCGATGATCGCCTACGAGTGCGACTTCGATCCGGCCCGGTTGATAATCGCGGCAGTCGACAAGGACTTGCTGACGATCCCCGGCCGCCACTACCACCTAAAGAAAAAGACCATGACCATCGTCACGCCCGGCGAGGCGCTGGCCTATTTCTACCGGCAGCTGATTACCGGGGACCCGACCGACAACATCGGCGGGTGCTGGAAGGCCGGGGAGAGGGCCGCGGCCTGCATCCAGCCCGGTGACGACGAAAGGCTCATGTACAAATACGCGCTGGACCTCTACACGGCCAGCTTGGAGAAGAAGGGATGCCCGTACGGAAATCTCGGCGCGGAAAGCGCACTGCTCGAAAACGCTCGGCTGCTGCACCTACGGCGGTACGTGGGCGACGTGTGGGCCCCACCCGCCCAGCGCAGAATGTGGAGTGGCGCTCTCAGTTCGAGCGCAGGCTCCGTGCCGGGCTTGACCGGCTTGGAGTCGAGTATGGATACGAGTCCCGTACGTTCCGCATCACAATGCCTGTCTCGGGATATTGTGCGGAGTGCGGCGGGAAGCAAGTCCAGCGAGCCTCCGTGTACACCCCCGACTTCTTCTTCCGTACGTGGACCGTCGAAGCGAAAGGCAAGTTCACGGCCAAAGATCGCAAGCGGGTCTGCGCCCTCTTGAGCGCGAACCCCCGGCCCATGAAGTTCGCCATGCTGTTCCAGCGTGACAACAAGCTGTCCAAGTCCAGCACGACGCGCTACAGCGAGTGGTGCGAGAAGCAGGGCATACCGTGGGCGGTGGGCTGGTTCAACGAGGAGTGGCTGAAATGACCGCAGATACGAAGACGCCGAGGGATTGCAAGCATGGGCAGCTAGCGCGGACTTGCTATATCTGCGAACTAGAACGCGAACTGGCCGACCTGAAACCAACCTGTGCGGCGTGTGGTCGCACCGAGCCATGCGAGTTGGACAAGGATGAAATGAGTCCTTGTACTTTCGATCCGTCACCGCGCCAACTGTATGAAGATAACTGCAAGTTACGGGCAGAGCGGGATGCGCTGCAAGATCAGTTGGAGCGGAGAACGCAAGAAAGGGCTGATGCCCGCACGCTATGAAAACAACTTCACCGTACTACAACGTTCCAAGGGAGCACCTCAATGAGCGTCTTTTTCGGGTTCCTGATGCTGGTTGCGGCTGTCACGCTGTTCCCCCTGCTGGCGCTGCTGCTGGTGGTGGCGATGCTCATCTTATGGACTGTGGACCGGTAGCAGGGATGTTTGACATAATCCACTCCCAAACCCCCGGGGCGGGGAGCGCCGAGAGCCGCAAACAGACCCCGGTGGCGACCGGGTTTCTGGATTACTTCCCGCTGGCTATTGCGGCCGTCGCCCGCTGCTCCCAAATTGGTAACGAGCAGCATCACCCCGGCTCCCCACTACACTGGGACCGGTCCAAGTCCGGGGACGAGGCGGACGCCCTCCTGCGGCACTTCATGGAGCGAGGCAAGCTCGACTCGGACGGCGTATCGCACGCCATTAAGGTAGCGTGGCGGGCGATGGCCATGCTACAGAAGGAGCTGGAGGCCGCGCTTAGTCCGGCCCCGGTATTGGTTGTGCAACCGCTGTACTCGCAGCGCCCCCTGGACGCGAGAGGCAACATCCTATGACCAAGTCAAGCACCGTCATTCTGCTCCGCAAGGACGCGGAGGTAGCGTTCCGGGCCCTCGACGACGCGCAAGCCGAGATCGAGGCGTTCGAGAAGGACGCACCGTGGTACACGGCCAGCTCCAAGATGATGGACCGCATCGAGGACGGCGCGAAGGCGCTCAAAGACGCCCTCGCATGAAGAGCCGCAAACCGAAGCTCCTAGTCCTCGACATCGAGACTTCCCCGGCCCTCGGGTACTTCTGGAGGATGCACGACGAGAACATCAGTCTCGACCAGATGATTACGCCCTCCCGTATCCTCTCCGTGGGCTGGAAGTGGCGCGGCGAGGACCGGTTCCATTACCGGGACGTGTGGCCGCACGGCTCCGTTGCCGCATCCAAGGCGATGCTTAAAGACATCCATACCGCACTGAACGAAGCGGACGGCGTCATTACTTTCAACGGCTCGCGGTTCGATCTGCCCAAGCTGACCGGGGAGTTCCTCGTCGCGGGCATGGACCCCTGCCCGCCGGTCGCATCCATCGACGTCTACAAGACGACCAAGAAAATGGGCTTTACCAGCAACAAGCTGGCCCACGTGGCCCCCTTGCTCGGGTGTGGGAACAAGCTGGACACCGGCGGGTTCAAGCTGTGGCGCGAGTACATGCAGGGTGACAAGAACGCCCGCAAGATCATGAAGCTGTACAACT